CAGGACCGGCCGCGAGGCCGACAAGGTGCAGGCAGAAGCCAGCGCCACCATCGTCGGCTCGGCGGGCGACGTGGTCACGATGCTGCGCGAGCAGATGGCCGACCTGCACGCGCGCCTCGACCAGGCAGAGGCTCGCATCCTGCTCCTCGAGACCGAGGTCGGGACGTGGGAAGAATGGGCCGAAAGGGTCCTCGACCTCCTCGACCGCGCCCTCGACATGATGTCGCTGGACAAGGCCGACAACATCCGCCCCGATGTCGAGGACGTCAAGAAGTCCCGCCCGCTGCGCCGGCGGAGGGAGACCTGATGGCGCGGAGCTACTGGGCCGAATGGCGAGCCGCCCACCCTGACTACCGTGCCCGTGAGGCCGAGCGGGCACGGCGGCGGAGGGCGCAGGGCCGAGGCGACCGCTCCTTGGAGTACGCGAACCGTCGCCAGTCGCGGGCAGTCACCCGGGCCAGGTTGGCTGGCGACCATGGCACCACGCCCTTCGACCATCCCATCCTCGCGCTGGCCCGTGACATCGTCTCTCAGGTCATCCGCCCCGACTGGCGCACGCTCCTGTATCGCCCCACGTTCGATGACGCGGTCGGCGACACGGTCGTCGCCCTCCTGTCCGGGGATGACCCCCATGAGGCAGCGCGTGGCAGCGTCAAGGAGGACCGGCTCTGGCTCTGGCGCACGCGGCCCATCGACACCGTCCTGCTCGCGGACCAGGAGCGACCCCTCATCTGGATGGAGCGCGAGTGATGTACACGCCGAAGCACCAGCCCCAGCTCGGCCGCGGCGTCCCTGACCCTGCCGGCGTCAGGTCTCGTGGGTCCCGGGACTGCGGGCCCAGGACGGTCCAGATGGGTGTCGCGGCAAGGACCGAGGGCGAGCTCGTGCCGTCGGTCTACACCATCCGCGACCGCATGGACCGAGAGGGCTACCAGCCGACCAGCGTGCTCGATGCCGAGCGAGCCGTGGACGGCTGGCGCTCACCAGGTCGTCGACCCCTGCGCTACCACGTCGTGGACGACATCGACGATGTGGATGCTGCTGTCGAGCAGGGCCGATATGTCCACGCCTGCATCGACTACGGCCGCTTCAACCAGCTGGCCGGCAGGACGGGCGACCCTGGGTTCAGTGGTGGCCATAGCGTGGGCATCCTGGGTCAGCGCACCAGGTACGGGGAGCTCGAGTGGCGACTCTTCGACCCCCTCGACGACAAGCGTCGACCTGGTATCCCGCAGGGCCCGCGCTGGGTCCGGCGCTCCATCCTGGTCTCAGCCATGGAGTCCTTCGCAGGAGGGCGTGGCAAGGCCTGGGCCGGCATCTTCACTGGAGGACAACGACGTGACTGACGAGACCATCGAGCTGCCCGACGAGGAGCCCACGCCTGCACCTGGGGATGCTGCAGACGATGGGACCATCCCTCCCGACTGGCCAGAAGAAGACGACCCCAACGAGCAGGAGGTGCTCTAGGCCATGACCATCCTCAATCGCATCATCCGCGAGCCGGCCGCCCTCATCGGTCTCGTCACCCTGCTGCTCGCAGCGGGTGGCGTCTTCGGCTGGTGGAGCCTGACCAACGAGCAGTACGAGTGGGTCCTCGCCTTCCTCGGCGCGCTCATCCTGGTGCTGCGTCAGTACGTCACGCCGGTCGGCGACCCCAACCTGCCGATCAATACCATCGTCAATGCCAATAGCGACCAGCCCACGGGCATCGTCATCGAGAAGCCTGAGTGAGCGTCGAGACCGCGCTGGTCGTGCTCATCATCGTCGTGGCCGTCGTCATCGTGCTGGGTGCTGTCAGGCGATGAGGACGTCCTGCCTCGTGGCTGGCTGCCCGGGCTTCGCCGTCCTGAAGGGGCGCTGCGAGCGCCACCGCCAGACGACGAGCCAGCGTGGCTATGGCGCCAGGTGGCAGAGCATCAGCCGCAGGCTGCGCGACGGCGCGGCCTGCGTCATGTGTGGCAGCAGGGAGCGGCTGGCCGTCGACCACGTCGTGCCGCGCTCGCTCGGCGGGAGCAACGCCCGCGGCAACCTGCGGACGCTGTGCGCCTCGTGCCATGCGCGATACGGCGTCCAGAGCAACCGGGGCATGGGGGGGCACCCTGCTCGCGCCGCGCTCGGCCCAACACACCATGACGCCGCTGCGGGAGCACACCCCTTCGATGAGCTGCGGCGGCGATGACGCGCACTTGTGCCCTCTGCTCCACCGAGTTCGAAGTCAGCGGGCGCGGCTGTGGCAAGAGGCTCGGATGACGCAGCGTGACGCCTCGGTCGGAGTCCGCAACGCGGCCAAGAGGGTCGCTGACGCCAGCGCCGGACCATGGCGCGACTGGCGACGCATGTCTCGTCACGGTCGCGCCATCCGCTTCATCGAGACGTACTGCCGTCCCCCGAAGGGCAAGGGCCACGGTCAGCCGCTCAAGCTCGCCACGTTCCAGAAGCAGTACCTCGAGGAGGCGCTCGCCGACGGCGTGGACGTGGCCGTCCTCCAGACCCCGAGGGGCAACGGCAAGTCGACGTTCGGTGGAGCACTCGCCACCTGGGCGCTCTTCGACGATGACGAGACCGGCGCCCCGCAGGTGCCCATCATCGCCACGACCATCACGCAGGCCATCCGCTCCTGCTACGGCGTGGCGGCGTCCATGATCCGCAACGAGCCCGAGCTGCTGCGCCGCAGCCTCATCTACACCGGCATCAGCCAGCCCCGCGTCACCGTGCCATCCAACGAGGGTGAGCTGTTCCCCATCAGCAACGACGCCGACGGGCTCCAGGGCCTCGACTTCAGCCTCGCCATCGTGGACGAGATGGGCTTCCAGCCCGAGGAGAGCTGGTCGTCGCTGCGCCTCGCCGCCGGCAAGCGCGAGCGATCGCTGACGCTCGGCCTGGGCACGCCCGGGCTCGACCGCGAGAACGCCATGCACGCCCTGCGAGAGGTCGTGCGGAACGGCGGCCAGCAACTCGGCGTCGTCTACCACGAGCACGCCGCGCCGGACGGCTGCGCCATCAACGACCGCAAGGCATGGCGGCGAGCCAACCCCGCCATGCGGGCGGGCTTCCTGCGCGCCTCGGCGCTCGAGACCGACCTCGCCATCACGCCCGAGGGGCTTTTCCGCATCTTCCGGCTGGGCCAGTGGTACGAGGCTGGCGAGGCTGGCTGGCTGGGAGTCGACGGCAGGGCGCTCTGGGAGGGCCTGACGAGCCCGTGGGACCTCGTGGACGGCGCACCGACGTGGGTCGGCGTCGACATCGCGCTCAAGCGCGACACGTCGGCAGCGGTCGTGCTCCAGAAGCGCGAGGACGGGCGCTACCACGCGGCCTGCCGCATCTGGTCGCCGACCGAGGAGCGGCCCGTCGACACCACCGACGTCATGCGCTACCTGCGCGAGCTCGACGAACGCTACGACGTGCAGGCCATCAGCTTCGACCCGCGCTTCTTCGACGTGCCGGCCAAGTACCTTGAGGACGAGGGGCTGCCCATGATCGAGGTGCCGCAGTCCCAGGAGCGCATGACGATGGCCGTGGGCGGCGTGTACGAGGCCATCATCAAGGGCGAGATCACGCATGACGGCGACGACGTCTTCACCTCCCAGGTGCTCAACGCCACGCCGCGCTTCAACGAGCGCGGCTTCACGCTGACCAAGGGCAAGAGCCGGGGCAAGATCGACGCCGCGGTCGCGCTGGCGCTGGCATACGACCGCGTGCAGCGGCAGGAGGTCGCGGTCGAGCCGATGGTGGCCTTCCGATGACGCCGCACCGCCTCGCCTGGTCGCTCGTCATCCTCGGCGCGGCCATCGCCATCATCGGCGTGGCCCTCTTCAGCATCCCGCTCGCCGTCATCCTGGCAGGCACCGCCATCGCCGCGATGGGCCTGCTCGTCATCGAGGTCAAGCCATGACCAGCCTGCTGCGCTCGATCCTGCGCCCGGAGTCCCGCTACGCGCCGTGGGCGCCCGGGATGTTCTACCCGCCGGGCTACACCCCCGGCGTCGCCAACATCGGCGGCACGCTCTACCCGCTCACCGCGCCGCAGACGTCGCTGGGCTTCACCGAGGAGCAGATCGCGCCGTCCTACATCGGCTTCGCGCACCAGGCCATGATGGCGAACCCCATCGTCTTCGCCTGCATGGAGTACCGGCGCAAGACCTTCAGCCAGGCGTACTTCAGTTGGCAGCGGCTGCGCGGCGGCACGCCGGGCGAGTTCTTCGGCACCCCGGAGCTCGGCATCCTCGAGCGGCCCTGGCTGAACGCCACGACCCCGGACCTGCTCAACCAAGCCATCCAGCACGCCGACCTCGGGGGCAACGCCTTCATCGTGCGCCGCGACGACCAGTTGACGCTGCTGCGCCCCGACTGGGTGACCATCGTGGCCGCCAGTCGCAGTGACCCGCAGCAGGGCATCGCGGCCATCGACGCCGAGGTCATCGGCTACGCCTACTGGCCGGGCGGCCCGGGCTACGGCGACCCCGAGCTGCTGCTGCCCGAGGAGGTCGCGCACTTCGCGCCGACCCCCGACCCGACCGCGCGCTTCCGGGGCATGTCCTGGCTGACGCCGGCCATCCGCGACATCATGGGCGACCAGGCCGCCACCACGCACAAGCTCAAGTATTTCGAGCAGGGCGCCACGCCAAACCTCGTCATCAGCCTCGACCCCGCCATCACGCTCGACAAGTTCACCGCCTGGGTCGAGAAGTTCGACCAGAAGCACGAAGGCGTGATGAACGCCTACCGCACGATGTACCTCGGCGGCGGCGCCGATGCCAAGGTCGTCGGCTCCGACCTCAAGCAGATCGACTTCAAGGTCACCCAGGGCGCGGGCGAGTCCCGCATCGCGTCCGATGCCGGCGTGCCGCCCATCCTCGTGGGCTTCAGCGAGGGCCTGGCCTCGGCCACCTACAGCAACTACGGCATGGCCCGCCGCGCCTACATCGACTCCACGCTGTGGGACCTCTGGGGCAACATCTCGGGCGCCCTCCAGTCCATCCTCACCACCCCCGGCGGGGCAAGGCTGTGGGTCGACGGCCGCCGCATTCCGTTGCTGCAAGAAGATGAGAAAGACCGCGCCGAGATCCAGCAGATGGACGCAGGGGCCATCAACACGCTGGTGACCAGCGGCTACACGCCCGAGTCGGTCGTCGATGCCGTGACCAGCGGCGACCTCACCCGGCTCCAGCACTCGGGCATGTACTCGGTGCAGCTCCAGCCGGCCGGCGCAGGGCAGGAGCCCGACACGGACGACACGGAGGAGCCGGCAGGGCGCGCAGCCGTGGCGCAGGCCCGCGACGCGCTCGTCGCAGCGGGTGTCTCACGACCGACCATCGCGCAGCTCGCGGACCGGCTCGGCGTGTCCGACCGCACCGTTCGCAGGTGGCAGCGGGGCTGAATGTCCGCTGTTGGCCGCTTTCTGTCCGCTCTTGTCCGCCCTGTGACCTAGTACCGCCGCCTCGGGCGTATCAGGCTATGCGCATGAGCGAGCCATCGTTCCCGCGCGACGACCTCGTCCGCGCCGTCTACCCCGGTGCTGAGATGCGGGAGGCCGACGATAGCGACGGCCTCGGCACCCTCACCGGCCACTTCAGCGTCTTCGACTCCTGGTACGAGGTAGATAGCCTCTACGAAGGCCGCTTCCTCGAAAGCATCGCTCCCGGCGCCTTCGCGCAGACCATCGCCGAGGACCGCGACTCGATGCGCGTGCTGCTCAACCACGGCACCGACCCCCAGGCTGGCGACAAGCCCCTCGGCCCCATCGAGTCGCTCGAGGAAGACAAGCGCGGCCCGCGCTACGCGGTGTCGCTGCTCGACACGTCTTACAACCGCGACATCGCGCCCGGGCTGAAGGCCGGCCTGTACGGCTCCAGCTTCCGCTTCAGCGTGCGCGAGGAGTCGTGGGACAACGAGCCCAAGAAGTCGCGGCGCAACCCCCTCGGGCTGCCAGAGCGGACCATCACCAACGCCCGCGTGATGGAGTTCGGGCCGGTCACCTTCCCAGCTAACCCGGCGGCCACTGCCGGCATGCGGTCGCTGACCGATGAGTGGCGCTCGGCTCGCATGCCGCCCGTCATCGAGGTCCCACAACCAGAGCCGGACCCCGAGCCGGCGCCACCCCAGGCAGTCAAGGAGAACAAGACCGTGGACGAGATCCAGTACGTGACGCGCGACGAGAAGGTCAGTCGCACGAGCGAGCTCAAGGAGATGCTCGCCCGGATGGCTGTCGAGTACCCCGGCGTCCTGCCCGCCAAGGCGCAGGAAGAGTGGGACACCGCCAACGCCGAGCTCGACACCCTCGAGCGCGACATCGCCGCCTGGGATGCACGCCAAGAGCGGCTGCGCCAGTTCTCCCAGAGCCGCGACCACACCATCCCCGCCGTGCCCCCGGTTCGCCCGCCTACCGACTACCCCAACGTTCAGAAGACCCAGCGCGTCTCGGACATCTGGAACCTCGCCGAGATCCGCAACGCCTCGGCCAGCCCCGAGGACGAGCGCCAGCTCCTGCGCGACACCGCGATGCGCGCCATCGAGGCCGTCCGCTACCCGCACCCGGCCGCCGACGTCCCCAAGACGCAGGGCCACATCTCCAACCTCCTCGACAACGCCGACACGCATGACGGCGACCTGGCACGGCGCATCCTCCTGACGGGCTCGCCGGTCTACCGCCGGGCCTTCAACAAGTACCTCAAGGGCCAGCCGCTCTCCTTCGAGGAGCAGCGCTACGCAGCCCTGACGGTCCAGACGGATGCCACGGGCGGCTTCTCGGTGCCGTTCTTCTTCGACCCGACCCTCGTCCACGTCGGCGCGCATACGGCGATCAACCCCTACCGTCGTGCCTGCAAGGTCATCCCCATCGTGGGCACCGACACCTACCACGGCGTGACCGCTGCCGCGGTGCTCGCCGCTCGTGCTGCTGAAGCCGCTGCCGTCGCCGAGGGCGGCGGGGCCATCGGCCAGATCAGCGCCATCGTGGGCAAGGTCCACTCGATGGTCACCGTGTCCATCGAGCTCATGCAGGACCGCCCCGACATCGCGGGCGAGCTGGCCTCGCTCATCGCCGAGGCCAAGGACAACGAAGAGGAGTCCATCTTCACGACGGGTGTCGGAGACGCGCTCGGTGCGGGCTACAACCCCATCGGCATGCTCTGCGCCAATGGCACGTCGGGCGCCTACACGGCGGTCGAGACGGCCACCAACAACACCTTCGCCATCGCCGACCTGTACGCGACCGAGGCCGGGCTGCCCATCCGCCACCGCATGAACGCGGCCTGGTTCATGGGTCGCGCTACCATCCGCGCCGCACAGGCGATGGAGACCACGGGCGGCCAGCTCTTCGGTGGCCAGAACTACGCCAGCACCGGCTACCCGCAGAACGACCCATTCGGCAACACCGGCCTGCGCCTCATGAACTACCCGGTCTGGGAAGTCCCGAGCGCGGTCACCGGAGTCGCTGACAACGCCATCATCGGCGCCCTCGTCGACCCGCAGTCCTTCTACGTGGTCGAGCGCGTGGGCATGAGCATCGAGGTCATCCCTCACGCCGTCGACGGCTCGGGGATGCCGACCGGACAGCGCCGCGTGTACGCCTGGTGGCGCAACACGGCCAAGCCGTCCAACGTGGACGCCGGCCGCACCATCAAGATCAACCCGGCCTAAGCCAGACAAGGGGGGCGGGCTCCCATCCCGCCCCCCTGACTCGACAGGAGACATCCCCATGACGGACCTGTTCGTCGTCAAGGAGTCCTTCGTCGTGGACGTGGCCGGCACGCCGATCGCGTATCGCAAGGGCGAAGTCGTGGACCCCGACGACCCCATCACCAAGACGCACGCGGCCAGCCTCGAGCTGTTCGAGTTCCCTCACCCGGTCCCCAGGAAGAAGAGCAGCGGCAAGGTCGAGCAGGCCACCGCCGCGCCCGGTGAGAAGCGAGCCCGCTGATGGGCAACACCTACACCCACCTCAACGCAGCCAACGGGGCGGACGACGACTACTTCCTCGACGCCGCCTCGATGAAGAACGGCGCCTACACGCTCACCCACGCGACCCCGACCACGCCGGGCGCCCGACGTCTCACCGTCACCCACACCAGCGAGAACGACTACTACGAGTACCCCGTCGAGGCGCTCGGCACCCTGACCATCGTGGGCAAGTCGCTCGCGGGTCAGACCATCACCGAGGTCATCACCCCTGTGGCCGACGACGTCGTCACGGGCAGGAAGTGGTTCACCAGCCTGGTCAGCGTGACCGGCGCCGGCTGGGTCGAGTCCGGCGGCGTGCCCGACACCCTCGACATCGGCTACAGCGCGGACATCTGCGTCGTCGACGGCGTCGGCAGGCTGGAGCGCGTCGTCATCAACGCGACGCACGCCTCGACCGTCGTCCTGGCCGATGCCAAGGGCACCATCGCCACGCTCAAGGCGTCCATCGCCGAGGGCAGCTACCAGTACGACCTTGACGTCGCGGGCTTCCTGACCGTCGACCTCAACGGCACCCAGGACGTCACCGTCATCCACAGCCAGAGCCTCCCCACCGAATACGCGATGTCCTGATGCTGCTGACCGTCGACGAGCTCCGCGAGTTCATCACCACGGGCCTGACCGACGACGCCCTGCAGATCCTGCTCGACGCGACCGAGCGCGACATCATCGCCGCTGCCGGCGACCCGGTCGAGCAGACGGAGTATGTCCAGGGCGGCTATCCCGCCCTGGTCCTCTCCCGCCCCATGCCGGCGCCCGACTACGGCCTCATCAGCGTGACCGAGGCGTCAGACAGCACCAGCCCCGTCCTCCTCGAGGAGGACGACTACCGCATCGACGGCTACATCCTGCACCGGCTCACGACGGGCACCAACCCGCGCACCTACTGGTACGGCCTCGTGCAGGTCGTCTTCATGCCACCCGACCGCGACGACGAGCGCAAGCGCGCCCAGGTCGCGCTCATCCAGCTCGACCCGTCCATCGGCTCTGACGTCGTCAGCGAGAAGATCGGCGAGTACTCGGTCTCCTACGGCAAGGGCAACACCTACGCAGAGCGATACCAGGCCATCCTCGAGAGCCTGCGGCCCCTGATGGTGGCGTGATGCGCCGTTACCCCCATACCGTCACCTTCTCGGAGGCCACCGAGGTGCGCCAGCCGTCTGGCGCCGTCACCCGCACCTGGAGCCCGGTGACCGCCCTGACCGACCTGCGCGCCCTCGTCATCGCCGCCGTGGCCGAGGACGAGACCGAGCGCGCCGTGCTGACGACCGACCTCTTTCAGATCATCGTGGAGGGCGACCGGGCCGTGCTGCCCGAGATGACCGCCACGACCAGCTTCACCTCGGGCACGTTCGAGGTCATCCGCGTCGTCCGCCCGGTCGCGCCCATGCCCATCGCCACCATCGTCACCGCGGAGCGCGTGTCGCTGTGATCGACGCCCACGCCTACCAGCCGCACTTCATCGACCACATGGCCCCCATCTGGGCGCTGCTGCCAGAGCGCGGCCGGTTCACCGTGCGCACCCCCGCCCTGGTCGCCCACGCGCAGAAGCGCGGCGTGGAGGTGGCCGTGGGCAAGCCGGACGGCAACCCGCTGCTGGTGGCCGGCGCAGGCGACTTCCTGCGCCACAAGGGGCGTGTGGCACTCGTGGAGCACGGCGCCGGCCAGACGTGGCCCGGGCGCCATCCTTCCTACCCGGGCGGCAAGCGGCGCGAGCACATCGGCCTCTTCATCTGCCCGAGCGAGCGCGTCGCCGAAACTAACCGGCGCTGGTATCCCGACGCCAGGTACGCGGTCGTGGGCTGCCCGAAGATGGACCGCTGGGTGGGCCGCGAGTATCCGCGCCACGACCCGCCCGTGGTCGCGGTCAGCTTCCACTGGCGGCAGACGGCGTTCCGGCACTACTTCTCCATGCTGCGCCGCCTCAAGGACCCGCCCTTCACGATCATCGGCCACGCCCACCCTCGCGTCATCAACCAACTGGCGCCCCTGTATGAGCGCATCGGCATCGAGGTCGTGCGCGACTTCGAGGAGGTGCTCGAGCGGGCCGACCTGTACGCCTGCGACAACTCCTCGA